AAAGGTGTTCAAGACCTACATTATGATGGAATGAATGAAGCTAACCTTCGTCTATTTGATATGTGTTTCTTGGAAAATGGAGAATATGTGTGGGTAAATATGTTGGATTTTCTAAGCTGCTGTCATATGTCTGGTGTTCCTTTCGTGCCTTATCTACACGAAGGACGTGCATATAACATGAAACTTCTTCGTGACAAGTATCGTGATGGTTCTTCACAACTTGGTAATAATATCAAGGAAGGTATCGTTATTCGTAAAACAGATGAGCATAAGTCATCAGAACGTATGGTCTTGAAAGATATTTCTGATGATTATCTTACACGTAAAGGTGGAACAGAACTTAATTAATAGGTGAAAAAATGCCAAAAATTACAATTGAAATAGATGACGATGGGATGGATGATCTTATCGTCAATGGACTAAAAAGTCATATTAATTCTTGCATGTCTTTTATCATAAATCAAGTCGAAATGCATGGGAAATATACAGATATCGTCAATGAGGATATTGATAATATCAATAGATTTCTTCATTGCATAGAATATTTCGTTAGACCAAGTGAATTCCAAGAATATGAAAGATCTGTTGAAAATTTCTTTTTTTACATAAATGAAGAAATTAAGTTGACAAAGGGGTCTTGATGGTGTAGTTATAAACTATAATCTGATAGGAGTGAATGACATGACAACAGCATCAACTCAACTAGTGGTTCGTCACTTCGGTAACAGCGCTATCAATGAACTGAAACGTCGCGGTATTGAAGTGCTTGCGTATACCACACTCCCTGACAAAAACGGTTCTTTTTCCAATCCCCGTCCGGCATATATGATTACGCAGCGAGGTATCGGTAAGGTCTGGACATACACTGAAATTTTGGAATATATCAATGAAACTTAAAGAAATTGAAAATCTGTTTTTATCAGCAGGATATCTAAGATTTAATCCTCTCCGTGATGATTATGTTTATCCTGATGCTTATCAGAAAAAAGTAACTGATAAATACGGAACTAAATATTTCGTAAATGTCTATATTTTTGATCTTCCAAAAGTACATAAAGGCGCCAAACGCCCATATATCTCTTTGGAAGTACAATTTCACACAGAGGATAATATGAGTGGTTCTGCAATCAATATTTCTCGATATGTTGAAACACCTCAAGAAGCTGAACAATATACAGAAGAAATGTGGACTACATTGAATTGTGGTTACTATGAAAGGTATAATTATGACACCGACGTATGAAGAACTTCTCGAAGGTACTACGCAGTTCAGGCACCAGCACCGATCTGTTAATATTCTGGTATCATTCCATGGATTTCGGAAACCTGATTATTCGAACCCTCTCCTTGCTGAAGGCCATCCGGGTATCTGGTGCTATTATCTTATCATTCCCGAGCAGATGTATCCGCATCGTTGGGATGATTTTAGATGCAAGAGGGATGTAAATGGTTTTGAACACCATGGGAAGGCTTTTGAGAATATTCGATTCTATGGCGGTATCACTTGGTCTTCATCAGAACCATATTTTGACAGAAAAACTATGAAAACTTACGATGTTTCAAAGGTTGGTTGTGATTACAATCATCTATGGGATGAAGAAATGGGTTATCCTGATACTCTAGGTACCGTGAAAGATGATGCAGAAGGTACTGTGAACGAATTTCTAGAACAAAATCCTGATTTTCATATTCGTTGTTCTTACAGCGGAATTTGGGGCCCTCGTGAAAATTTCTATGAAGCAAAAAATGGACATACAGTGCATAATTCTCACCGTGGTACTTTCTCGGAAGGTTGGTCTTCATGGGAACCAAAAGAGAGTTGACAAGCAATTAGATCTGTATTAGTGTCAGTACATGAACATTCGACAGAAAAAACTTATTGATCAGCTCTTTGATCTTGCTATGGATTATGATGATAATCCACATAGGGCCAAGCTAGCTGCAGCAATCACTGTCCGTGATAGACCTATTGCGTGGGGATTTAATTCACTTAAGTCTCATCCTTTCCAGTCACAATTTGGAAAAAATGAAGATGCAATTTTTTGGCACGCAGAGACTAATGCTATCCATAATGCTCTTCGGAGATATTCCAAAGAAGAATTGAATGGATCTACTCTTCTGATTGCTCGTGCTAAAAAGACTTGGCCTGGTAAAAAGGGAAAGTGGGTTTGTGGGCTTGCTCATCCGTGTGAAGGGTGTATGGAAGCCATTGAAAAATTTAAAATCAAAAAAGTAATTTACACGACTAATACCGAAACTTGTGCAACTTTACTAATGTGAGGATCTTTACCATGAAATATGCAGCACTCGCACTACTCTCGTTTTTCATTTTCGCCTACTCGATAACAGTAGCTAATAGCTCTGATCATGCTTACACTGCATCCGCCATCTATTGCTCACTGAAAATCAATGATGATCCCTCTACATTTGGATCACTGAATATCATTGCTTTTGATGACGGTGAATTTGAAGTCACAGCACATGTGAATATCACTTCATCTGATATGGTGCTCTCTGATATTTTCATTCCATCTACGGGAAATTTGACTGTCACAGACACTGTCGTGTTGTTTGTTGGATATGATTCAGGTCGACAAGATGAAATGACTGTCCGAATTGATCTGGAAACTAACATGTCTTCAGTGAATTTCCCATTTCAGGATAATCGAATCGTAGAGAATGATCTTAATCTCTGTCAATTCTATGACGAAGAGAGGTTTTGATCAATGCGGGGTAAGTATAAGTTAGTACTAGATATTCTAAAAAATAATGAACTAAAATCCAGACCAGAAATGGTCCAATTAATTTCAAAAGAACTTGATATTCCCGAGAACTCTGCCAATACCTATTACTATAAAGCACTGAAAGAACTTGGTCTGTCACCACCGAAAGTCAAACGAGGCCGAAAACCTGGTACCACGACTAGACCGTTTCGGAAAAAAGCTCATCATTTTCTTAAGTGGAGAAAAAAGAAATTAAGTCCAAGGAAGAAAAAGTTTGACTACAGAGACTATAATGAATATGATCCAGAACCAGATGATCTATTCCAGATCATAAGAATTCAACAAGATTAAGGTATATCATGACTGAAACTTATCCGAAACTCTACAAGCGTACACAGACAGGTTCTATTCAGGAATGGTGGGTAGAACGAGATTCTGATCATTACCGAACACATTCCGGTAAAGTCGACGGTAAAACTGTAACATCAACTTGGAAACGAGCAGAAGGTACTAATGAAGGGCGGGCAAATGCAAGAAATTCTGTCGAACAAGCACAATTTGAAATCAATGCTCTCTATACTAAACGATTGGACTTGGCTTATGCTGAAACACCTGATACTGTGGACTCTACTGGCTTCTTTCAGCCTATGCTTGCCAAGGATTTGAAAAAGACTAAATTTGATTTCACGAAGCAAAATGTCTATTCCCAGCCGAAACTAGATGGTATCCGTGCTATCATTACGGTTGATGGGATTTTTTCCCGATCTGGTAAAGAAATTGTTGCTGCACCGCATGTCCGTGAAGCCTTTGATTTCATTTTCAATGAAGATCCCGAAGTCATTCTAGATGGGGAGCTTTACAATCACCAATTCAAAGAAAATTTTAACCAGATAGTATCTATTGTAAGACAGACAAAGGTCACCACTGACGATCTACAACGATCTAAAGACCTAATCCAATTTCATTGGTATGATATTGTTTCTGATGAATCTTATTCATATAGAATGATCCGGATTTTCAGTCACGAACCTATGGTAAGGGATAACCCATCAATCGAGATTGTTCGAACAGCGCTTGTTTCCAGTAATGATGAATTGATGAAGGAATATGAACGATACGTGGAAGACGGATACGAAGGCCAGATGATCCGTATTGATGGTATTGGATATGAGAAAAAGCGCTCGAAAAATCTTCTGAAACACAAAGACTTTGATGATTCAGAATTTCGGATTATTTCTGTCGAGGAAGGTAAGGGTAATCGTTCCGGTATGGCCGGTTATATCGTCTGTGATTTAGGTGATGGACGAACTTTCCGGTCATCAGTCAAGGGAACACATGATTTCTGCAAGAAACTTCTCCTTGAACGAGATGATTATGTAGATGGTGAAGCGACCGTACAGCACTTCAGACTGACACCAGATGGAATTCCTCGCTTTCCTGTGGCTAAAGCTCTTTATAAGACAAAGAGGGATATGTGAAATTTTTTTCAAAAAAGAGTTGACATAGTATCCAAATGGTGTAGTATTTAATTATACCCAATGAGGAGAAACACTATGAACCGCGAATTTGAAATCACTGCTCCCCGCACATATGCCACGAAGGAAAATGTTCGGAAAGCAATTGCAAAGTATCCGTATGATTGGAATATCCGTCATACTATCCTGCAAGATGATAAGGGTCGTTTCTTTCCGGTGTTTTTCCCTTCTGAAAATGAACTTTCCGAAACTGGTATTCATTTTCGTTGGAATGTTATTCGGGGGTAATAATCCACGGAATTGGGATCAAATCCCAACTCCCCCTAAAGAAAGTGAAAGTTATGTCTGAGTTTTATAATGATGACTATGAAGAAAAGCCAATTGCTACCCTGAGGTACAACTGGAAGCGCGTGGTATTTTCTCCATGGAATTTGATTCTTATTCCCGCGACCTTTGGTCTATATCTTGTAATTATTCTGAGGTCTTATACAAAACTTCGAGAGCAAACTTATCATGTCTATCCTAGCTGGATTGAACACATCGATAAGTTCTACTCTTGGTCAGGTCGTACCAAAACTTATCAGTTTGATATGATTGAAAAGATTGATATCGAAAAGGGACTCTTTGACGGTCTATTCGGTACTGGTCGAATCAAGATCAAAGTTCGTGGAGCCAAATTCTGGAATAACTTCGAAATGACACATATTTCTGATGTTGACAGAGCCGTGAAAGTATTGAATAATGCTCTGAACAAATACAAGAGGGAAGTGAAAAAGTTACATGACTGAAAAAATTAATTTTCTAAGTGACCAGGATAGGGCAGAAGCTCTATCCTGGCTACAAGAATATATTGATAAGTTCTGTATTGTTCGGGTACCTCCTGGTAAAGGCCATATGTTAGGTAAAGCACCAGGTACGACATATATTTGGCAATTCTATCTCCGGAGAGGTCTCTTTAATCCATACTTTAATGAACTGATTTCTCTACTATTTCTTGATCTAGTCCAAGAGAAAATTGGTCATTTTGATTTCCAGATAGCTGGTCTAGAGACTGCATCAACACCATTACTTGTTTCTATTCCTATGGTCGCGAAACAGTTTGGAATTGAGATCAATTCATTCTCTGTTCGGAAAAACCGTAAAGAATATGGCATTCATAACTGGATCGAAGGACTAGTACTGAATGATAAACCTGTTCTATTAGTTGATGATCTATGTAACTCATCAAATTCTATGAGAAATGCTATGAGTATTATCTATGGCGATCAACGGCTGGAATTTCTTAAGTTTGCGTTTGCTATTGTGAATAAGAGTGAGGACATCTTCAAGGGTTGTAAAACGATGCCAGAAGATTTTCAAATGCTATCACTCTTTTCACTGAATGACTTTACATTTGACTATCAGAAATTCATAGAAAAATACGAGAGAGTGTCATGAAATATGATATCAAGAAAATCAACAAACGACTTTTTGTGGATGAAGGATCGGTATGAAGAACTCATGGAAGATGCTGGATTGAGTAAATTAAAATGAAACTAGTATCTGTTCAAAGGCTAATTACTAGATCATGTACTTCAAATAATTTATTAGCAATAGCAGGTATTTATAAAATATCATATGATTGCATTCGTTTACGAAGAGTAGGTTTATTCAGATATATTATAAGGATGAATGCTTATGAGCAATATAATCAATAGTTTCCGTGGTGAATATTCCTTTCTGTCTAATATGTATCCATGCACTGTCTACTTTGAAGGAGAAATGTATAATTCAGTAGAACACGCATATGTCGCTGCCAAAACTACAGACCCTGAAGTTCGGAAACTGGTAAGATCTATCATCAAACCAGGCGATGCTAAACGATTTGGTCGTGGTAAAGACTTTCCATATGATATCACCTTTGACGACAGAAAACTAGACACCATGGAGCGTCTAGTTCGATCTAAATTCACTAATTCTGACAAGCTAAAGAGTTTACTCCTCAAGACGGGTGATGCCGAATTAGTCGAGGGTAATAACTGGGGTGATAAATTTTGGGGTGTATGTGATGGTGAAGGTTTCAATTATCTTGGTAATATACTTATGACCGTAAGGAGTGAATTGTGAAACTTAATACAGTAAGCATGAAGAAATACTATACTGATTTTCGTATTAATTTCCAAGGAGTAAATATGGAAATGAGAAGAATAGTAGGTGGTAATATCAAAGAACCACTTATGAGTATTATAAATGTAAAAATAATTATTCGTGGTACTTACCAATGAAACTTAACCCTATCGATAAAGGATATATTCCTATCCATGGCCCTGAAATAGTTATCAGTATGATATACAAAAATAATTACCATGTTCCTAACTTGAAGATGACATTATTTTTTCATATTCTAAGAGATGATATACGATTTGGTGTTTTTGAAGAGATGGATTTGAAGAGAAGAGTTACAGTGTGAAACAAGATTAATTCTTTGAAAGTGTTATGAATCCAATCAAAGGTTAATAAATACTATACAATAATTAAGGAATTATAATGACAGATGAAGAATTAATCAAGTTCATTAAAAATAAGGTTGAAAACAGTCCATATGGATATTATAAATCTATAAAACCCTATAAAGATAGAATATCTAAATTATTTTGCATAGATACAGGAAATTTCAAACAAAATATTTATCATCTGGTAAATGAAATTTCTGAAATACCTGTATGTGAAGTATGTAAAAATAAAAATAGTGTTTTTAGAGGTATACTTAAGGGGTATGGAAAAACTTGTTCTGTTCAATGTGCAGCTAAAAAAGGAGGAGATTCACGTAAAGATTGTCGAGATGTTCATGTAGAAAATATGGTCAAAACTAATTTAGAAAGATATGGAGTTAAAACGCCATTAGAAAGAAAAGAGATAAAGGAAAAACAAGAACAAACCATGTTGGAAAGATATGGTGCAAAACATGCTGTTTTCTCTCCAATTTTAATAGAAAAAACTAAAAACACTATCAATCAAAGATACGGCGTTGATTATTGGTTTGAAAGTGAAGAATCAAGAAAAATGTCTTCACTAAATATGAAAGAAAAAAGAGATAATGATTTTTTCAAAAATTATTTTCAAGAAAATTATGGAGTATCTAGTTGGTATAAAACTGAAAACGGTCTAAGACATTTATTAAAAATACGTGATTCTGAATTTCTTATGGATGATATAGAGAAATATTTAAATGGTGATCTTATAACAGAAATAAGTGATAAATTGAATATTTCACCTCATATGTTTAAGCGTGTTTTAGATTTTAAAAATATACAATATAAACCCAACTATAAGGTTTCGTCCTTTGAAAATAGTGTATATGAACTCTTAAAAACATTTATTGATGAAAAAGAAATAATTAGAAATGATAGAAAAACTCTAAATGGACAGGAAATTGATCTATTCATACCTAATAAGAACATAGGTATTGAATGTAATGGTATATTTTGGCATTCTGAAGAATATAAGAAAAAAAATTACCATAAAGAAAAATATATTCTTGCTGAAAATAAAGGTATTCAATTATTACAAATAACAGATCTTTTTTATTATAGTAATACTGACAAGTGGAAAAGTGTTATCAAGAGTAAATTAGGTATAATAGATAATAAAATCTATGCAAGAAAATGCTTTGTGAAAGAAATGTCTTATGATAAAGATATAAGACATTTCTTAGATAATAATCACCTTCAAGGTTTTTCAAATGCATCTTGGTATATTGGTCTTTTTGATGAAAATGATACCTTATTATCTATTGCTACTTTCTCTAAAAGTAGGTATAATAAACAATATAATTATGAACTTGTGAGGTTTTGTACGCTTAATAATACAACTGTGATAGGTGGATTTTCTAGATTACTTTCGTATTTTGTTAAAAATCATATGAAAGAAGGAGAAACCATTTTATCATATGCAAACTGTTTTTGGTCTAATGGAAATGTATATGAAAAAAATAATTTCGAATATGTTTCTCATACAGATCCTAATTATATTTGGACAGACTCTAAAAAGTTTTTACCTAGATATAAAACACAAAAACATAAATTAATCGAAGAATATGGAGCTGATTTAGTACAAAGTGAAGTTCAATTTATGACAGACGTATTAAGTATGAAGAGATATTATGATGCAGGGAGTAAATTATATGTCTACATAAAATAAGGGCGGAACCGAAGTCCCGCCCAGTTGTCCAGTTAATCTGGATTTATTTTTATTATAGAAGATTATTAACTCTAATTCTGCGATAGTAAACATTAGAGTTAGTCATCAGTGAACCGTCTGAAGCTGTTGATCCGCGTGAAAATGGGTTAGCAATCATTCCATATCGGGTCTTGAATCCGATACGTGGTTGGAAGCTATTTTCACCAGTTGCACGAACCATTTGTAGTGGAACGTATGGGCAATAGAAGAATCCAGCATCGAATGCGTTAGCACCCTTATAACCAACAGTGAGGTAATCGGCACCAGCGTATGGATCAATATACACACGGTAACGACCAGATAGAACACCGACGAAGGTATTTCCTGTATCATCAGGAACTAAATTGTTATTAGCATTCAGAGCAGGAGTATAATCAAGTACACCGGCCATCTGAAGAGCGGATGCTACGTCAGAAGAACAGAGGATGATATTACCCTTACCGCGACGAGTAGCTTTTGCAATTGCGTTAGCTTCACGCTCGATCTGGAATAGAAGACCCTTGAATTTTTCTACTGACCAACGGCCGTTAGAATCTGTGTCGAGGTCGAAGATACCAGCAGTTGTAGTACCGGTCTGAGCACCTGCAGAAGCAGTGAGGTTCAGAGTACGAACAACTTCACGGTTGATTTCAGCCAGAATTTCAGTCTGGAGAATATTAGCAAGCTCTGTCTCGGCATCAAGACCGTGGACGGCACGTAGATCCTGTGCAAGCTCGGTTGAATATTCAGCCTTTAGACCGCGGCTCTGTGCGGTAACTGAAACCTTATCAATGGAGAAAGCCATTTCTGGGAACTGATTGGTTGTATTAGAACCAAGAGCTTCGGCCAGAGAAGTACTCATACCACCAGCAAAGTTATATAGTTCAGAGTTTGCAGATACGTCAGTACCTACGTTGTTATTAGCACCACCAACAACGAGTGTGTTAGCAGCAGGTGAAGCGGCTACGCGTGAAGCGAAACCAGTATTAGCTTCATTATAGAATGCTTCGTCACCTTCCATGTTGGCATAATGTGCGCGCATGGCGAAGATTAGGCCAGTAGGTCCGGTCATTGGCTGGACACCGCAAACATCGTATGCAACAAGATTAGGTGCAGCACGACGGATGAGTGAGATCATGATTGGATCATAACCAGCAACAGGTGAAGTTGCAGAACCACCAAAACCACCAGTACCAGCAGCATTGGTTGGAGCTTCTTGAAGACTCCGGAAACCGTTGTAGCCGGAAGTTGACTCGTTACGCTGTTCTCTTTCAGTATTCTCTAGAAGGGTAGCTGTAACATACTTGCGGTACTTGTCCTGAATCGCAGGAACATCTTCATGTTCAAGGATTGGCTCCCACTTTTTAAGTAGTTCTTCATTAGTAAACATTTAGTTTCTCCTTTATAGGTTTTCTTATTATTATTTATAAAAATTGAACTTTATCGAGTTCTGTTAGAGGTTAGTGAAAGGGCCTTTGCATACATTGAAATATTTGGATCAGTGTAACCCTTTGGGCTGTCACTCTCCTCTAGTTCAACTTCTTCATTTAGATCCTGTTCAGAGCTCTTTCGAGTATTGCTCTTCTGGACAGATTCTAGTAAATAACCAGCCTTTTCACGGAAAGCATCTACATCAGAATAGTCTGAAATAGTTTCAGTCAATGAATAGAACTTGTCTTTCTGAGTTTCAGTAAGACCTTCGGCTAGTTCAGAACGAATGTAATCAATTTTCATTTCGTTCAATTCGTGTTGCAGTTCGATAGAACGTTCTGCATTTTCATTAAGTTCATTTTTGAGTTCCTGAACCTTTCCTGTAAGTTCCTCGATGACATCAACTTTATCATCTGGAATCTCTACGTAATGTTCAGTGAATAGACCCTTTAGCCCCTGAAGGAATGATTCAGTGACTTCAACCTTAAGATTTGATCGGAGAGCAACTTCATTCTCTTCCATCCACTCCTTGACGACATAGTCAAGATAATCAGATACCTTTTGTTCGGTTTCTTCCAGAATGGTTTCTGTTGCTTCTTCTAGTTGTGTTTCATATTCAGCCTTAGCTTCTGAAAGCTTCTCTTCGTACTCTTCAATGAGTTCCTCACGGAGAATACCTAAACGAGTTTCAACGGCAGCTTCGAAAAGTGTTTCAGTGCGCTTGCGGAAATCCTCAGTAAGATCTTCAGAACCAAATACAGCTTCTAGATCTTCCTTCATGGGAAGCTTATGTGCAGCTTCTTTTGGCTTACCGGTTGACTTAATAGAAGCTTTGTTTTTTGCTTCATTATTATCTGGATCAGTTTCGGACTTGTTTGCAGCAGCAATTTCTTCAGCTGAGTGAATGATACGCTCAACAGTCTGTGCAAGATTATCCTTAGACATACCTGAAGCATACTTAACCATTTTAGCCATTAGTTCGGACTTGGAAGTATAAGCTTCTTCTAGATCTTCGTCCTCATCTTCGTCATGATCATCTTCTTTTTTCATTTTCTTTTTGTCATATGACTTTTCTTCAATATGATCAGCATCTTGTTTTGGCTTACCAGTAGACTTAATTGTCTTCTTATTTTCTTTTTCGGCCTTGTCTTCGGCTTCACCAAGATCTGTATCTAGCTCGTTTTCAAAGTCTAGGTCAAGATCCTGGTTTTCAACTTCTGTTTTCTTAGTCATTTTAATAGACTCCTTTTTGGTGTATTACTATTATTTATCAAATTTATTTATTAGCGAGTATGTTAAGGTAGTGAGCAAATACTGACTCTTTTACTTCAAAAATCTCTTTTCTGCTCATTTGCTTCACGGTATCTTTGATCTCTTCAACCTGGTCAGCAAATTCAGTGACTTCTTTTTGAGTCCAAATACCCTTAGAAGGATCATACCAGAACTCTACTCCCTCCATGATGCCATTAACAAAGCAATTTGGACCGGAAGGGTCTGTTACGATATCAACTGTTGCCAGATAAAAATCATTCTGGACTTCATTAACACCGTTTTTTTCCTTTAATGAACCAAGACCACGAGAAGAAACACCGATCTTAACACCATCATCAAGTAAAGCTTTAGCAATATTACCCATTGGAGTAGAAAGAACTTTAGCTTTACCGATTACATCATTACCCTCTAATTTTAGATTAGTAATAAGGTGTGATACTCTGTCTTCATTGATTTTAGGTCCTTGTGGGTGTCCAAGTTCACCTAGTGCTCTTTTCTCTTTCACATGAGTATTGATATATCTGTTCACTTCCTTTTCAAGAATACCACGTGGATAGACTCTACCATTACGGTTTTTCACATCAGCTTGCATGAAGACGCCCTCTATACAAAGTGATTTCTTTCCAGTATCATTCTCTTCATTAATGACTTCAAATGAGTCCTGATATAGTTCTGTAATAAGTTTCATTTCTATTACCCGTGTTTCTTGATGAAATTCTTGAGTTTTTCTAGACCTTCATCTGAATCCATCATTTTCTTGGCTTTAGCCTGATTCTTTTCAGAAAGTTTATCTAGAAATTGCAATATTTCTTTTTCTTCTAGTTTGGTATCAATATATTTATCAAATTCATTATTTTCATCAAGTTCATGACTTTCGGTTACACCATTTTCTTGGTCTAGAACTGCCTGGTACATTGAATTCACTGTATTACGCATAGAGAGTAGTGTATCAATATAGTAACTAGGTAGTGTAGTACCGTCGTCAAGACTATCGAATACATACTGTAGTTTGATATTCATAGATGCTACTAGTGAAGAAAGAATTTCTTGTTCTAGGAATTCTATTTCAGTATTATCATGGTCATATTCATATGAAACTGATGGCATGCCTACTGATTGAGCCATTGGATAGTTTTCTTTAATTTCTTCCTTAATAACACTAACAGTTGCTGTTCTATCATCTTTTTTCAAATTTTTACGAACTTCTTGAGCTTTCTTTTTGGCATCAGCTTCATTATCAAAAACACCATAACCATCTTTACCATTAACAGTAACAACCCACTTTGATTCATCAAGTTCTTCATTCGTTGCTTTAATTTTTACCTTAGGTTGAGAGCGCATTCCAGGTATTTTTTTCCCTAGTTTACGATACGCAGTAGCACCAGAAGTCATTCTGTTTCTAAATTTTCTTGGAGAATCATACCCATCTTTTTTAGAATCTATATTCTTATCAAGATATGATTGAACTGTTTTTTTAGATAGTTCGTCCAACTCTTCATACTCATCAAGTTCTACCTCTTCTGGAACACAGTTTGGAACTTCTTTACCATTTTTTTTCTTTTTACCAACCATTTCATAGTCATCCCAGCAAGGATCGTCTTTCATTTTCTTGGCCTCGTTCATATTTTTTTCGGCCCATCTAGAATGCATCATAACAAAATGCTCGAAAGCGTGTTTGGCATTAAGATGATCATGTTTACTTTTAGCAGATACTTCTCCTCGTTCAGGCCCTTTACCTTGTTCAAACGAATAGCTATATCTTGTTACTTCTTTTCTACTAGAAACTATTCTTGCACCCGGCTTTTTTGTATCTTTATAAGCCGAATAAGGTTCAACAGTACCTACTTTTTCACCCTTATAAAGAACCTCATAAACAGGTTTACCATTAGGATGTGCTGTTGTACTTTTCTTTTTACCAGTCGTTTTAAGTTCATAATCATCTATCTTAGTAGCTTCTTCTAAATATTCTTCATCCAGTGATTCCATCACATAGATAGTTGAATGTCCGTTCTTCTTGGCCCATTCTTTAGCTTCTTTGGCTGCATCAGTGAATGACTTGGAAGAAAAATTCTTGGGCTGAAATACTTCTTCTTCATTGTCATAGTCAACGTCACCAGAACGTTTGTTAGTAAACATCCACATACCACCACGACCAGATGCTTTCTTTCCATGGGAACGCATATAACGATCGTGAGATACTTCCACGGCTTCGTTCATTGACTCTTTAGCACGCTTAGTTGCTGTGGCATACATGACTGATTTCCAGTCATCACCATATTTCTTTTTAAGCTCTGCTTCATTATCTTTCATACCCTTCACGATTTCTTCTTTTTTCTTTTCCTCAGACGCAGAAAGTTCACGTTCGTCTAGATCTTCTTTAATATCTTTAATTTGATAAATCATATCTCCGTGTTTCACTTTAGAAATATACTTTCTCATTTCAGGAACAAGATCCAAATGTGTTTTGCTCATATTGATAATTTCATTATCATTTTTATCAAGTGACTGAACTTTCATCCATCTTTTCATAGCATTTTCATCGTGAAAAGATACACGTACAGGTTTATTGGATGATTTTTTAGCATATTCATCACCCATTTTAGGATCCCGTTTCGGATTAAGAAGCTTCTTAGATTCGTCTATATCATCACTTTCTTCAGCATCCTCATAAAAGATTTCATCTTCAGGAGATTCATAGTCAGCTTTGCGCTTTTTCTTCTTGGTCCCAGAGCCCTTGAAGACTTCATCACCATTACCCGCAGCATCAGCCTTGACAGATACTTCATGTTTACCCTTGAAGTTCTTTTCAGCTTCACCGCGTGGTTCTTCTACTTCTTGTACGACATTCTTAGATGCCATTTCGTTGATAATTTGATGGAGATTTCTCATCATTTTCCCTTTTTAAATCTATTGACTATTTTTCCTAGTACGGTTTTGATATCATCTAGAAGAGGATCAGAGGGATTTTTTCTCTTAAGCCTAGAATGCATTGTCTTATAAAAATCAAGAGTTTCTTTCAACCTATAGTATGGCATTGATTCTATAAACGGCCCTTGTGCTTGATTTCTGACACCTTCACGTTCCTGTGGTGACATACCACTCTTCTTGACTAGTGGTATTTCCTCTCGTCTCTTTCTATAGATATCACGGAGAAGTTTGACAAAGTCATCCCGACCTTCTTCTTTAAATTTCTTGGCATCTGCTTCAATATCTTTCAATGATGCTTCTAGGTATTGATTATAGTTGGGTGGTTTGGTCTGAAGTTTCGATCTCGTAGAAGAGATATGAAACATCGGCCTTCCAAACTTAATACCTTCAGAGAAAGACTTGAAACTTTCCATTAGTCTTTAGCCATCTGGAAACTTGCATTTTTCATAATGTTCTGTAGTCCGGCGACTTGATCAGGTGTGAAAGAATCATTTTCATCATAGAAGTCTACAAGACCTTGTCCAAAACTCTTTGTCTTAGCATCTTTACCATTTTTGGCAAGTTTCTTTGCAGCAGCAAGCACTTCTCCATCAGACATCTTGGCTTCATCCAGATCAACTTCTTCAGTATACATTTTTATTTTATTTTTTGGTAATTGTACTGATTGATTTCCATCATGTTCATAATCAATAGTATATGTTTTTGGAGCACCTTTAAAAGATCCATGACGGATTTCACCGACTCTACCGACTTTACCGTGATAAGAATCCCCAGGAGAATGTATTTTCACTTTAGTACCAATTTTGATTTTTTCATCTAAGTATTCAACTTCCTCTGAGATTTTCTTCACATCTTTATAAGCAGGTGATCCCTGAACATCTTGTTTATCTGCAGATGCAATACCCTTTTTGATAGCTTCTGAAGTGTTCCGAGCTGTTACATCAACGGCTTTATGTCCTGTCTTGAAAGTAACTCTCCATTTTGAACCTTTCTGTGCAGCTGATCTCCGATCTTTTTCACCACCGGCTGTCATTGAACGAAAAGGGTCTGGGCCCATTTTGGGTGCACCTCCTCTGCGCTCATCTAATTCTAGATCTTCTTTCATGGCTTTTAAATATTCAGATGCCATATTCTTTTCATCACGAGTAGTTCTCTTAGCTTTAGTTGATTTTGAAAGTGCATCAGAAGGAACACTTTCAGCAGAGTCATCTTCAATATAAACAGCTTTATTTGGTGCAATCATTACTGCTTTATGTTTAGTAGAACCTGAACCAGGCACTTCGATAATATCACCTCGTTTAAATGACTCATCTAGTTCTTCTGATTCTGCAAAGAGTTCATCAGCGGCTTCCTGGTAAAGATCATCCATTTTATCAGAAATGCGTTCATCCATTTCTTTTTCAAATGCAGTTTTCATTTCAACTGCATCACCTTCTAGTGCAGATTTAACAATTTGTGATACCCAAGACATAAGTCTCTCCTTTTGAATTATCTATTTAATTTATTTATGAAAGTATTTGTTTTTCTTCTTGCTCGTCACCATCAGACGGTTCTTTAGGTTCTTTGTCTACTTGACCTGGTAAAGGTGCCGCTCTAGGTTCCGGTAATGGATTAGGTTCTGGTCTTTCTCCATTCCCTCCTGGTTCGGATCCTTCACCTTCTCCAGTTTCTTTCTCTATTTCCTTATCCATCTCTTCAATATCTTCATCGGTCTGCATCAGAATATTCTTACGAGCCCATGTATTTGAATAGTACTTACCAATATAAGGTTCCATTCTCTGTAGTGTATCTACACGAGAAGTAAGAATTTCTGAATATTTAAGTTCTGAAAAATAGTTGTCAATAGCAAAATCAAAAGTGATATCATTCCGAAGTTCTTCCCAGTCTTCTGGTGCAATTACTTTCTTTAGTATTAATTGTTTTTCTAGTGCATTATAAAGAAGATGCGAGAAGCGTCTACGTAGACGAGCAACAAATTTAGAGAATTTGACTTCATCCCTTGAAATTTCTGTTGAACGACCAAGAGTAAAACCTGTTTCACCCTGAAGACGAGTAATAGGAACATTCAGTGCTTTATATAGTTTCCGTTGGAAATATTCAATGTTTTCAATATTTATAAGTGTTCCACCACCGGGAAGACTGGAAACTTCTGTTGAACGGTTACCCTCTCTACGTGGAAACCAATAGTCTTCCAGCATTGTGGTATATTTTCTATCATCACGAACTTCACCAGTAGTCTGGTCATAGACGAGCTTATTCTTATGTCTTGTCATCATATCGCGCATATATTGTTCGGCCTTGGCCTTTGGAAGACCACCGACATCAATATAGAAAATTCGTCTTTCTGGTGCACGTGCCAGAGTATAAATCACCGTAGCATCTTCGATTGAACGAAGAATATTCATTGGACGAATTGCTTTGTGAAGATGAGAAAGAACGAAAGTGTTTGTTTCGTCTAGAACACCAGAAGTGACATGAACAATAGAATCTTTGGCGATTTTCATACCACCAACAGAACCATATGAAGCAGATGCTTTTAGCTTGTTGGCAAAACCTTTGTCATTATAGATGAAGTACTCACCTTTGACCTTTTCTATGATGACTTCGCCTTGTTTTTCTTTCTTTACTTCACGAACTTTTCGGATTTTCCGAGGATCAATATACCGTAGTTCTTTTAAACCTTCGTGGGGTTTATCATTATCAATAATAGCATGATAGTATAGACGTCCATCAATATACCAACGTCTGAATATATCATAAGAAAGCATGTTGAAATTGAGCAGATCAAGTACTACATTGAATTCTTCTCGGATGCGTTTCTTCACTTTTTCAGTGTATTCAACTTTATCTATATTGATAGACACGATAGTATCATCGTCTGTGTCCATTGCTTCTTCAACGATAGAATCAATAGCTTCTTCTATTTCCGGTTGAAGAGACATTTCTCTGTACCGAGAAACAAGTTCGGCCTCTGATTTGGCAGATCCTTCAAGATCAACGAAAGTGCCGTAAGAACCACCAGCCGCAGTAACAACAGTTGCACCATCATCTTCAATTTTAGGTGCAAAACTCTCTACTTCTGGTGGTTGCTCACTTGATTTTTTTATTTCAAAACCAAATAATTTTACCATAATCTAGTCCTTTCAAATATTATCGGCCGCCGGCGTTACCAGTAGATCCGGAAATCACCTCAAAACTGTCGTATGAAAAAGTTACATCAAACTGTTCGTATGTATCCGTTGAAGACCAATCAAGCTGGATTGGAGCAATATTAGATGGGAAAAGTCCCTCGAACTGATAAGTTCTGATTGGATCACCAGTCTTTGCATATTGTGTTACTGTGGCCTGTGACTTGTAGTCTAAACCAGAAGATGAACCAGTATCACGAATATTTCTTTCCAGACGATTGATAGCATTATTCCATGCTTCCATTGCATTACGGACTAGAAAGTCTTCATCGTTGATGATAGTGACAGTCCAGTCTTCAAAGGTACGATCACCAGCTTCTTTGATAGTTCTTCCCATGTAGGGAACATTAATAATACCGGTAGTGAATGACGGAAGCTGTGCTGCTTGTGCCATAAACGGTACTTTTAGATCTGCAGAACCGTCAATTGGGTTAGTGATAATAACCTGAAATAGAGTAGGTCTAGCACCTCCACCAATTAACTGAGAACGCATATTAGATATATTCAACATTTCTTTTATTCTCCTTGCAAGGTTATAATTTATTTATTCTTTTTGTTTAAATTAGTTCTACCCTTACGGAAGTCCTTATTCTCCTGAATATATTTATCACGCTCTTCTGGCGACTTGAATTGTATATTCACTACACCATTAGTTGCAAGTACACGACCTTTAGTATTTCTTGGTCTATAAGGTACTTTGTTTCTGCCTGATTTATATTGTGGATTTTGTTCTAGAAATTCCTCAAAAGAAAGTTCTTTTTGTTCTCTAGATGTATATTTATAGTCCGCATTATCATCTGAATACCATTTGAATCCTTTATTTTTAGGACCGCCTCTTTTACCTAATTCTCTTTGTGTTTCAGAACTATAAAAACCTACACCTAATTCTTTCTGTTTATTATTAGCATGTTTAGCATAAGCAATTCGTTCTTCTTCACTACGACCAAATATACCTATTTTATTTTCAATTTGCATCTGTGCTCCTATTTTCCCACCTTTAGATCTAATTTCAAAAGCTTTTATTGGACACATTTCACTTTGCGTTTTTTTAGATATTTCTGATCTTTCTTCAAAAGTTAAACCGAATAAACCAACACCGCGTTCTCTGCAAGTATTAGAACCTTTAATACCGTTTTCAGATCTCTTTTCGGAACTCATACCGAATAATCCTAAATTATTTTCTCTACAATAAGCAACAGCTCTTTTACCGTTTTCAGATCTCTTTTCGGGACTCATACCGTAAATACCCAGTTTTTCTCTTTTCAATTTTATATGTGTTCTTCGAGAAACTTCCGGTTTTTTATTTTTAATATAATCTTCTGAAAATATACCTATTTTATTATCTACAGTATATTTTCCTATATCTGACCAACCCACACCTCCTTCTGCAATATTATAAGTATTTTTATTAGAACAAAATTCTTTAGTTACTAATTCTTTTTCTTTATTCCACATATCATCTTCATTATCAAATATATGCAATATTTCTTTACTGAAATTTTCTTTGCCGTGTTTATTTATAGCTTGTCTCAATATTTTACTAGAACCCATATAATCATCGTAGATATTTCTGGTTCTATGAGCACCTATATAAATTTTGCCATTGATTAAATTTGTGATCTGATATACAGTGTAATAAATATTCATGCTGAAACTCCTTGGTTATAGTTTTAAGTTTTAGAGTAGATGGGTATTGGTCGTGCCGCGATCTACATTATTATTTATATTAAACCTACTAAAAAGAGGGCCGTAGCCCTCTTTTATTTTGGTAAGTACCATATTTTTTATTAGATCAGAAAGATCCTATCACTTCCTCAAATTCCACCCCAGTACGGACGGCGACAAACGAGAGACGGATGAAATTAATCGATCTCGCTGGGGCCACGTAGATATCACCGATAAACTCGTTTCGGTCGATCACTTCTGGTGTATTGTTTGTAGTATCACAGACTACTCGGAAATCGAAGATACCTCTACGTCCTTGAATATCACGAAGATAAGGTTCAACAAGATTTCTGAACTGCGCTCTAGTGAACTCGTCGTTGAATTCAAAGAGAATAAATTTAGAAGCAGTTGAAATTGCCTTCTCAAGAACAATGAATAGTCTACGAACATTGATTCGATCAAATGCAGAAGGTTTACCAAGAAGTGTTTTATCACCAAATAGGATTGTTCCAAGATTTGGAAATGTTACTACTGGGTTAATATCATTCTTATACAGAACATCTCGATTAGCCTTATCTGGATTCCAAGCAAGCTTGACAAAATTCTTGATCTGCCCACGGTTGAAACCAGCAGGAGAAAACCAAGGATCACGAACATCATCTGTTCGGACTACAGTACCTGCAATATCACCGTTCAGAGGAATCCAACGGAATACATCATTGTATCGATCATATTGATACTTATAACCGGAGTCCAGAACAGCATAAGATGTAGCACGAACTGCAGATCTGAATTCGACGATATCATTATCTTCATTACCTGGGTTCTGGACTACGTCCGCTCTTTCTGGTGATAGGAATACCACGCAGTCTTTACGATCTTCAGCAATGTTATCAATAAGATAGTTTGCTAGGCCTTCACCGTGTAGACCGAATCGTGATTTACCAGTCAAGAGAAGTGAAATATCAATCTCTTCACCATGTTTGTAGACGTCGTAGGCACGTGCCAGATCACCAAGAGGTATGCCGATTTCAGATAAACCGTCATCACCACCTGCGAACGACTCCGTATATGGTGTAGTATCTAATGCAGTAATAGTAGATGCTTTACCTACTGAATAACCTGGACGGTGATTACCAAACCATACATAGCGAGAACTACGATTAACCGCATCAACGTAATAGATTGATCCGCCCTGTTCACCACGAGCATCAGTAGCTCTTGATAGATTAGGCCATACTTCCAGAACAGTTCCAGGTGTTCCAGTGAATTCTCCGTTTTCGTCAGCGACAACAATGTGAAGTTCATCACCATCACCACCCTTACCCTCAGCGAAAGCAGAAGTTCCAGGAGCACCAGGTACTAGATTGAAATATTCCCAACTTCTCCGAAGAGTAGACTCTGTATGATCAGTTGATAAACGATAACGAGTTGAAGTTGTAAGTGTAACAAAAGCGGTATTGCCGTCTTCAGTGATAGAACCAATGCTTGTTAGTCGAAGATATTGATTACCAATTGTAGTATTACCGGCCTGAATCTGATCACCAATTACAAGTGAATTAACAAGTGTATTAGCTTCTTCGGCTGCAACAGAAGAGTTACCATCTGTGTTTTCAATTTCGATAGTGACTTCATTTGAGTTCACAGTAAAATCAATAGCAAGGGTATTATTACCTGTAACTTCTAGTGCAGATGAAAATGCATTGGCTGAATCACAGACAGAAATTTTAAGTGAATCACCAAGTTCACCTGGCCATTTGGCAATATAGACGGTATTGGCATCAAAATTACCTTCTTGCTCTAGATATTGATCACGATTCTTGATCTGAATATCATCTACACTCGTACCAGTAATAGCATTCTCTGCATTGGCTGAAACAGCACGTGAAATATACAGTGCATTAGAATATGCTAGAAAGTTAGCGGCGGTGAAAAATGTTTCAAAGTTAGAATCAGTTGGCTTACCATAACGTTCGGCAAGCTGGTTTTCGTTTGAAATTAATTGTGCTTCTTCGGCTGGTCCCCAACGGAAAACACCTGCAAAAGCACCTACAGTCGTAGAAACAGCAGGAACGATCCCTGTAAGATCGATCTCGCGTGACACAACGGCTGGGCTTCAAAGAAAAAGAACTCATTTTTAGTCTCCTTTCAAGTAAATATTATTAAAATCCCAATTTCTCTTAATAATATTTATGAAAGTTGATCATTTACTTTGTTTTTACATCTTCTGTTAATATAAGGAACACCTCGTCTTCTATGTCCTTCTTTAGAATTATAATGGACATATTTCCAAGTTTCAGGTTTACCTATCTTTTGATTTCTATATTCTTCTCTGGACACACTCACTGTATTGCCGTCCATATCTATACAAATAGTTTCGTTAACCCAATTATGTGTTCCTTCATCAATTCGTTTTTTATTTAATTCTTTTTGCTGTTCACCGCCTAACCAATTATGAGTTCCATCTTTTATCTTTTGACGAGCCACTTTTCTTTGATGTTCACCGCCTTGCCAAGGGTGACGGCCCTCTTTAGCAGCTATTCTTAGAAGATTTTTATCACCTTGCCAAGGGTGTGTTCCGTCTTCAACTTTTCTTTTAAGTTCTTCAGATTTTCTTCGCCGCCATTCTGGTTCTTTAGCATGATGTCGACCTTCTTTAGAAGCAATTCTGGATGGATTTCTATCACCTTGCCAAGGGTGAATATTGTTTTCAACTTCTTCATAATGTCTTTTTCTAGTTAATTCTGAATTATATAGTTTTGCTTTTTCATATATTCTAGAATAATTCTTCAAATATGATCGACCATGAAACATTTT